TGCTGCAATATGTGAATTAGGTGACCCTGTTGCAATAGATAAATATTTCTCTATTGCAACAGGGTCACCTAATTCACTTATTGCAGCATCTTTAATTAATTTCTTATCTATTTTAATTTTATATTTTTTATTAAAATTAATTAATGCTTTTTGTAAAGCTATTTTATCAGGCTTTTGTAACTTTTCTTTTACTGCATCATCAAAATAATCTTTAAACATTTTTAAAAAATAAAATAATTGGTCTTTTGTACCTTTTTGTCTAATCTCTCTAACAATAGCTGAATACGAATAATCATCAGCATCTGTTAAATCTAATACATCATCTGCTTTCAAATTATCTAAATATTTAAAATATTCAACTTGCTTTAATCTTTTTTCTGCAGCTTCTTTGGAATCATACGTTCCTAAATTTCTATTTTTTTTAGATAATACACGATATTTACCATTAGGTAGTTTTCTAATTTTTGCTTGTTTTAATAAACAATTATTATAATAATTATCTATTAAATTAATAATATTATTATACATTATAACTCAAACTTTTTTTTCATAATTATACATTCACGACTTCTAATAAACATTTCTTCCATAATTCCATTTTCATCAACTTCATTAAGAGCTCTAATTGATCTTTCATTAATAAATACAATATTCCCCATTTGATATTTTTTATGCTTATTAATAAATGCAGCATTAATAATTAAACATTCTTTATATGCTCCAACAACTTTACCACAAAATACCGCAGGATAAGTTGTAGATATTTGCTCTGTACTTACTTCTTCATACGCATCGCCAAGATATATTTCAATAAATTTACTATCAAATAGTTTTGCTATAAATTCAGCAAAACTACTTTTTTTATCAATGTTTGATTTATCAATTAAATCTTTTATTTGTTCAACTGGTATCATTTAATATCCCGATTAATTATACGTATTAAATAAATTTTAATAAAAATTTTCTATAATTTGATTCAGCGGAGGTTAAAGTGATTTCTTTATAAGAAGATTTTTTATCAACATTAATTGATGTATTAATATCTATTCCTCCAACTTTTTCAGTTGCTATTTTAAACATATCAACAGTAGCTGAAGTTAATTTATTAATTAAATTTAAACAATCTTCTTTTGGACCGACAATATTACATTGAACTTCAATATTATTACCATCTGTATAAGTAAATGCTTTACAAAATAATTCTTCATCAAGTACTGAACATAAAATTCTTGAAAACTCTACTGAATCTGTAAAATCAGAACTATTAACATTAATTAAAATAGAATTTATAGGTAAGAAATTTTTATATAATTTTTTATTTTGTTTTTCAGAAGAAATAACTACACCAAGATATTTTTCTATAATATCTTTAATAAAAGAATGTGTAGATGTATTAGATGTGGCAGGCGTATTAGATGTAATAGGCGTATTAGAAATAGCTTTATCATATTTTTTAACATATTTATCTAATGGCTCATTAGATTTATACCCAGTTTCTGCTTCTAACTGTTGTAGTGCTTGTTTATAAACTTTGCTTGATGCAACATGAGATAATGACGCTTGTAAATCACCATAGGTGATATTACCATCATGATCTACATCTAATCCTGAATTTGCGTTATAATATTTAGCTTCAGTATTAATATTAACTCCAGGTAAATGAGGCTTATCAGGATTTTTAGAAATAATAATTGTATTTGGATCTTCTCTTCTTACTCCAGCTAAAGATGATGCTACTGGTAAAAAATGAGATACATAATATTGAGTTACAGATTTAAATGGTCCACCATTAGCTTTCATTCCATTTTCAATTAATTTTTGGACATATTCTAACTGTGCCACTCCTGTTGTTTTTCTAAAATCATCAATATTTCCAGTATAACCTAATTGTCTTAAAGTACTAGGGATAATTTGAACTATTCCAGAAGCATGCCCTTTTTCATTATAAGCAGAAGCATTCATACCAGATTCTAATGACATAACATTTAGAATATCTTCAGGCTTCATACCTACAGAGTTTGAAACTTCTAATAATTTTTTATAGAAGTTATCACCTAAATTATTAAAACTAGAAGTTACCATAAAGCCTCAAATTAGCTTTTAATACTCTTTACAATGTTAAATAACTTTATTGCTGTTTTTGGATCTGATTTTTGAATTAGATTAGCATACTTTTTAATATATAATGATAAAATTAATGGAGATTCATTCGCCATCTTTTCTAAAGATTTAATAAATGTATTAATTCCAGCAGATCTAACAGTTTTAGGAGTACTTATTTCTGTATTAGGGTCTTGTTTAGATTCTTCGCTTAATTTTGCAGGAGATCTTATGGTTGGAGGTATTGATTCTTCTTCAGTAGGAGGAGCTAACTCTTCTTCTGTTTTAGGCTCTTTTTCAACTAAAGGTTCTTCTGGTATTTTTTTAACAGTTTTTATTTGACTTATTGAAGGTACAGTTTCTGTTTTAGGTGATTTCATAGTTCGAGCAACTTCTAAATCAGGAATATTTAGAAGCTCTATATTTTCAGTACCGGGAGTTTTAGTTTCTAAATTAGATACGTTAGGAGTTTTAATCTCTAAATCAGGTATATTATTTTTTTTAGGAGCAAAATATTCAGAATTTTCAATAAACCCTTTTACTTGAGATGTATAATAATTTTTAAAAAATACATCATAAGAATTGTACATAGCTATAATTTTACTAGCTTCTTTTATATATTCATCAACTTTTCTTGTTGCTCTAGCTGTAGCCATTTTTTTTAAAATAGAAACAACATTATCAAATAATGACTCTGATTTATTTAATAACTCATTTGTTTTTACTCTTAACTCTCTTATTTTCTTAGGATATTTCTTTTCCCAAGCAGCTAAAGCTCTACCACGTTCAGTTGTAAGATTTGAAAAGAAATCCATAATTCCAGATTCTTTCCTAATAGAAGTAAATCTTTTCGAAGCAAATCTTTTCTTTAAATCATGAAGGTTATTTTCAGTACCTTCATCTAAACCAGAAAATAAAAATTGTTCATGTACTTTATCAATATTATTACTAAAAGATCTTAAATTTATTACGGCTTCTGCCATATTTTTATGAAATATTCCTAAATCTGCTATAGCTCGCATATATTCTCTTCTATTTAAATTCGATTTAGCAGATTTTAATATTTCTTTTAAGCTTCTATCTATATTGGTAGGAGGAGATGTTCCATCAATATCTTTAGCTGTAATAATAGCTCTAACTAAATTATCTTTCTCCCGTAAGTCATTCATAACCTTTAAAAATTCAGAGTCAGGAGAAAAAATTTGCTCTAAAGCTTCTCCACCCATATTAACTTTCTCTCTAATTCTATTAAGAATACTTCTTTTTTGAGCAGTCTTAAACATTATTACCCTTTTAAGTTAAAACTAATTCTACTATTATTCAATGCGTTTATATTATAACAAATTAGAAATTATTTAGGTGGAGGTGGAGGTGGAGGCGGTGGTGGTAGCTCTAATGATGGCGGAGGAGGTCCTCCCATTCCCAAATCTGGCATTCCACTTTCACCAGGAGGAACTTCACCAGGTACCGTATTTTCTTTTTTCTTTGGTGACTTTCCTTCATCAATATCTAATATTTCATCATCTTCATCCAAAGATCTTAATTCACCTAACCCCATAGTATCTAACGCTACTTTTTCTTTCTTTTCAATAGCTGATTGGATAGCTTCTTTGCGTTTCTTTCTCTTTTCATCTTCATATTCTAATCCCATAGATTTATATAATGAATGTAAAGAAGCTCTCTTTTGATCACCTTCTCCTTGTGTTAAGGTCATTAATTTATCAATATAATCACCAGCATCAAATAATGACATATGATTCCAATCAATTTCAGGAATAATAAGTTGCTTTTTTCCACCTACAAATTCATAAAATCCTTGACATTTAGAAACAGGAGCAAATATTTTTCTTTTTAACCAACTTGCCATCATATTTCTAAATTGCATATAACGTTGTCTTAATACATCTAATGCTACCCCACCATTTGCATATGTAGTATCTTGCCCCCCATCCATTAAAACTGATGGTACTTGTAAACCAACATATATTTCTTTAATAAGTTGTGTAATATCTCCTGAAATATCATAAATACCTTGACCATATCCAATTCGTTCTATTGTTACAGCATCATGTGTAAATATTTTGAAATCTTTATTAGCAGCTGCAGTTTCAAAAATTTCTCTCCATGATTCCAAATCTGCAGGTGTAGGCTTATAATCAGGCGAACCTATTTTAACAAGTGTAGTTGGATTTACCATCCCATCAGCTTGCGCAAATTTACTATTACCTTGTATGGTTATTTTATTATTTCGCCTTGTAACAAATAAACCTGTAGGAACTTCAAAACACCATACAATTCCATCATAGTTAATTTTATTTATACTATTTTTTAAAACATACGGATATTTACCCTCTTGTGCAGAAGACCAAGCAACTGTATATTCTGGCAAATGTTTTCTTTGTCTATTATAAATATTTGATGAATACCCACATTTAAATACTAATTCTTGAACATTATCTGCAAGCTCTTTCGATGAAGTATAATATTTATATGAATTAGAATGTTCTTTTATTTTCGCCGATCCATCTCCAGCAACTAATACAGAAAGTAAAATTTCTAAATATTTAGTATCAAGATCTAAAACCCATCTTGGTATAATTTTACCACAAGCTTTTTTAGTATTATTAGAACAAATTTGATTTGAAAAATATTTATTTAATTCTGTATTATATATGTTTGCTTGCCAACCAGGCGATGGTATTTTTTTAAATGTTTTTGAGCTTTTAAACTTAGAACAATCAATATATCTTTCTTTAATTTCTTTATCAAAAATCTTAGCAAAAGATATAATTGTTTTTTGCAAATCATCAAAACAATCAGATGCTATGGATTGTGAAAAATTAATAAGATGTGTATGAGTTAAACATCCTTCACTTATTACATATCCTAAAAATTTAAGATATAATTTAATAGGAACTTGTTTGCCTAAAACATCTACACATTCAATTTCATTACCTTTAAAATTAATAATAGATTTGAATCGTCTTTCATATTTTATATCTTTTGCACACGTTTTTTGCCATTCATTATGATCACAATTTTTGTTCCACATCTTATGATTAGGAGAAACACAAATATCTATCATTTTTGAATTAAAATGAATCATATCTCCAGTATATTTAGACATGTGAAATTCAGTTGGCTTATGATATTCTAGTAAGTCCGTTTCTGAATTGTAACAGGCAATTTTAAAATTTTCTTCTTCATTTAATGCAATTACACCATCTATAGTATTATCTAATTTTAAAGAAATTCCATTAACATAATTTGGGTTTAAATTTAAATTATTAGTTACATGAAGTAAATCAGTTATTTTTTTAAAACCTTTATCTGTTAAAACTTCAGTTTCTTCATCATAACATTCACGCAACTTATCCATTAGCATAAGTTGCCTGAACACACAAACTGGCAAACCAGTTCCTCTAATCTCATAAGGGCTAATACGCCTAGCTAAATGTGAAACATTAAAATTATCTAATGTAATATTTTGTCCTCTTTTTACAGACTCTATAATGTGTTGATTTAATTGTTTCTTTTGTTCTAAATCATGTGGACGACTAGAAAATATAATTTTCTTTAAATTTTCATCAGGACGTAACATTATTATAGGTTCATCTGCTATGATAGCACGTTGCACAATCATATAATCAGGATTTTGAATTAATAATCTATTCCATTTACCTAACCCCTCATTAAATTCTGCAAATACAAATGATTCTCCTAACAACCAATACTCTTGTGCAATTTGAACACAAATATTCATAAGATCAATTTCTTCAATCATATCATTAAAGAATTTTTCTATATCTTTATTTGCGCATTTAATATTTAATTTACTTATAGGGTATGTACTATGAAGATTAATGGCGTTATGTACAAAAGGATTTAAAGCATAAAAAGATCTGCACCATGCATTAATTGTAGCTCTATCGCGTGGTAAACTTAAATTACTATTTAACCATAAAGGACTGTATATCTCTGGAACCTGAATAGCTGTATCTCCTGAGGTCCCTCTATAATTAAATGTAGAATTATTTGAAAATTGAGCGTACTTATTAATTCCATATGAAGAAGATACTACTGAATTTTCTGTAATACCATTTTTAATGGATCTAGTACCATCTTTAAATAATCCATGATCAACTTCACTTGCTAAAACTTCTCTTCTATATTGAGAAACATTTGAAGCCATTAGTGCACTTACAGATGGTAAAGTATTTCTGTTTTCTAAAAATAATTCAGATTTTGTCTTCATGATATCTTCGCAAGAAAACTCACGACTTTAATCGTGAGTTATTGACACATTTTTACGATCTCTAAAGCAAGAAAGCCCACGACTTTAGTCGTTGGAGTATGTTAGCTGTCAAAATATGCTAATATATTATATATCAATCAATATCTAAAATTATTTATTAATATTAATAATATTATTTCATATTTGGAATATAACCAACAACTGCTAATGGTTTGTTTCTACTCTTAAAATTTAATTCTTGCAATAAAGGATTTTTTATAGAGAACCCATTTGTTAATATAAATTTATAAGCTATATAAGCATTCAAAAGAGCAGCTATACCATCATTTGGTGATGAACCTTTGACATAGTGTATAGAATGATCTCCTGTCTTAGATAATGAAGGCTTAATCTCCATACTAGCACAATGTTCCACTAACCAAGCAACTTGTTCATATGAACCAAATGGAAATCTTATCTGTCCTTTTTTCATTTGTTCGAATAATTCACCATAATAATAATCTCTTTCAAATATTATTTCTTTAGGAAATGCATCTTGATTATATTTGATACGATCATTAATTCTATTATGCGCCCTAGAAACAATATATTTATCCCCATAAATAGAATGCATAATAGTAGAAAAATCATTAGAATATCCAATGTCTCCTATAGCTAATTGTACACTATAATTCCTCATTAAATGATCTATAATTCCCTTTTTACTTTCTATATCATTTCTCTTAAATTTAGTAGCATATTCTATAGAAAGTAATCCTGGTCCTTTGGTAACTAATATTACCGCAGTAGAAAAAGATAAACCTACGTTTTTTAATTTATCAGGATTAGCTAATTGTTCTAAGTCTGCTCGTTGTCCATAGTCAATTCCCATCACTATAATCTGCTCTTCTCCAGGAGAAATTCTAGCACGAAATTTTCTGCCAATATCAGCGCATTGCTCTCTAATGTCTTCAATTGTAATTGGACTAGAATCTCCCTGAAAAAATTCCCCTAATACCTCGTTTTGATAAACACGCTCCGTATTAATTGGATGTATTCCAGGTTTTTCATTAATTACATCTTCTTTTGTAAAAAATGGCATGTAAAGCTGATTTATATGAAAACCAATCATAGAACATTCATTATCATCTCTAGTAGAAATCCATTTACCTCTTTCTGCCGCTCCTCTTTTATCTTGCTCATGTCCACAATGCGTACACTTTACAATAAATCCATAAAGCCAAATATTTTCCCAATCATCAGATTCCGGAGTATATAATGGAAAATGTTGTTTACAACTTTCACATCCTAAATAAAAATATTTTTGAGATGACATCTGCCACATTTTATGAAAATCAGACCCCTTTCTCCTAGGTGTTCCAAAAAATACTTGAACTCCTTTAGTTGGTTTTCCATATTTAGCCGCTGTTAAAATTTTTAGAGAATTTCCAATTGCTTGAGATGTAGTTTTTTGTACCTCGTCGTAAAAAATAATGTCTGCCGACCTTCCCATAATTCTGTCCGCATCTAATCCAGTAGATTCAATCCATATGTGATTTCCACCTATAAATTGTTTGAATCCTAATGACTCATTTGTTGATGTAGATTGATCTAATAATGATTGCATATATGATTTTTGTTGCTTACTCCCTTGCTTCTTATCTTCTGATTCTATTCTAATAGATGCTGATATCATTTGATTTAATTTTGTTTTTGAATATGCCGCAGCAAGCTCTAATTGTGGAAATGCATGAATTATTCTTATTGGCGGTTTATCTCCTACACCAAATAAACCAGAACCCATAAAATACATCTCTAAAGCTGACGCCATTGTTGTAGCCCCAGTTTGCCGTCCTTTTACTATAATAAGGGGTTTACTTGTAGGTTCTAATGCTTTTATTCCAACATATCTATAAATATCAGCATATGGTTTATAACCATTACCATTAATACGAAATGGTTTACCATCTAATGTAAGATACTTTTCTACAAAACAAACAGGATCAATATTTAATAGGTCAGATTTTAATTTATTAAAAATGTCTTTATTTTCAGTCATTTATAAAAATGATACTATAATATTAGTAAAAACTTATTATAATTGTTGATATAATATTAATTATGGAAGAACAAATATTTTGTAGAAAATGTGATATTATTCTAAGTTTAGAAAATTGTTTTCCTTCTTTTTGGAAAAGAAAATTTAAAATTTGTAGAAAATGTTCGATGAACCAAGATAAAAAGCGTGTTAAAAAATATAGAGTTCTAATCCTAGAAAAACTAGGAAATAAATGTGAGTGCTGTGGAATAACTAAATTTAGTTTTTTATCTATAGACCATATTTTTGGTAATGGGCAAAATGACCGAAAAAATTATAAAAATTACAAATATTATATAACAAGATTATATAATATGCCTTTAGAAGAATTAAAATCTAAATACAGATGTTTATGTTTTAACTGTAATTATGCTATGGGATTTTGGAATACATGCCCTCATAAGTGGGTTACATGAAAATATGTAATCATTGTAATATAGAGTTAAACAATTCGAATTGGAACAAATCTAATTTAGAAAAAGGCTTAAAAATATGTAGTAAATGTAATTACGAAATTCATAAAAAATATAATCCTCTAAAAGAGGAAGACCCAACAAAATGGGAAAAATCAAATAATTTAAGAAAAATCCAAAAAATAAAACTTAAATTAGAAACTATTAAAGCATATGGTGAAAAATGTGTTAAATGTGAAGAAAACCGCCCCTTGTTTTTAATTTTAGACCATGTGAATCTACTCCCGCCTAAAGGCGGGAGCTTCATGTTTCACAGACTCTTCACCCGAAGACGCCTCAACATGTTTTTGTTTAACGTCCGATTGCGAACC